CGAAGGTAACGCTTTCCTAGGTGCTCGAATTAAAGCGATAGAGGAAGAGAACGATGAGTTTGAATTTAATGGTAAAACGTATAAGGTAACTTATAAAACAAAGAAAGTAACCGAAGGTAATGCCTTCGGAGATGCTGTAAGAAAAGCAAAAGAAGCTGGAGACAAAGAATTTGAATTTGAAGGTAAAACTTTCAAAGTTGAAGAAGCTTTAGTTAATGAAGGTGGAACTGCCATTTATTCTAGAGTAGGACCACATATAGGCGAATTGCGTCAAGAACTACGAGATCTTATACAATCAGCCGAAGATGATAAATGGATTAAAGCCTTACAGTCTATCGAAAATGAATTAGATAAATTTGATAAATTTATAGATAAATTTGATTCTAAATTAGGAATTATTAATACTAACGAATCTGAAATTTCAGAAGCTTTTTCAACTTCTCAAAAACTAGTTGTAAATTTTGTAAATAGGTTAGAAAAGGAATTTGGTCTTCCAAAGGATGAAATTGTAAGTTTCATTATAGATACTTTAAGGGTAATGGGATTTAATGTCAATGAAGGTAATGCCTTCGGAGATGCTGTAAGAAAAGCAAAAGAAGCTGGAGACAAAGAATTTGAATTTGAAGGTAAAACTTTCAAAGTTGAAGAAGCTTTAGTTAATGAAGGTCGTGGAACATCGGCACTTGAAAAATATGTTAAATCTAAATATAAGGATCAACGTGTTAATTCAGTTACCTTTGAAGAATTATTAGAACCTATTGCTATACACATAGACGCATATACAGGAGCAACTATGGGTGATTTAGAATATAATTCTAATGTAATAAATGACTTTAAAAAATTAACTGATTCAATGGCTCAAGCACATATTGATGGATCTGATTTAGACGAATCTAAAGTTAACGAAGCTAAAAACTTCCAAAGCAGTGAAAATTGGGATGATTTCTTAGAGGAAATCGACAGAATGCCAGAAAATAGAATCAGAAGAATCATGGGTAAAGATTACATTGATACACCTGGAGGTTATGCAGATGAGAAAGATGATTATGATACAATTGAAGATTATATGATTTCTAATATGGGTTCTAAAGAATACGGAAACCTCGAAGACTGGTGGATAAAAAATGTACGAGAATCCGTAACTAACGAAAGCGATTCTAGAAGTCTAAATAAAATCGAAGCAGACCTCAACATGTTAATGAAAGGACCTGATAATGAGTCAACTGACGCTAGTATTAATAGCTTAGAAAAAATTTACAGAAAAAAGGGAGGAAAGAAATCATTAGCTGAAATAGAAAAATTAGACGAATCTAAAGTCAATGAAGGTGCAGGTGTTGATGAGGCAAGCGCTTTTATGGCAAAAGACGTAATAAAAACCGTTGATTTTCTAAATAGAGAAACTGGTGGTAAGCCTGGATATTTATTTTTTGGTGAAGATACGGATATTGCACAATTTGACAAATTATGGGCAAGCCGTAAATATCAAAATGCATTAGACATGCTTGCTCAAGATAGAGAAATTGAAGCACAGAGTTTTGATGATGTTAAGATCTTTGTAAAGGAATCTGCAAGTGTTTATGAAAAAACAAAATTAAACCATGAATTAGAACATTATCTATCGAGCAAATTTATTGATGAAAGTGCATTATCTGACATTGACCTGTTAGCAAAAGATTCTAAAGATTTTAAAGATTTTGTAAAAAACTTTAAGCGAGATTATAAAAACCTAAATACGGGAAATACCAAAGAATTGGAAGCTTGGTTAAAAACTATATATGATGTTGCAATCGAAGAATCATTGGTTAATGAAGCCAATATATTTATTTCTAATCTTACAGACATAGACCACACTAGAATTTTAAAATGGATGTCAAGCCAATTTTATCAAGATCAAGTTAATGTCAAAAAGAAAGGATCATCTGGGAATTCCTCTCTTAATAATTACATAATAAATACTGATAAACTTTCTAAGCCAGAAATAGAAGACCTTAAATCTTATCTAAAGTCTGCGAATCATATTAACGAAGCCGAAATTAAATCTGATGACGAATTCAAAGAATACGCATTTTCAGTCTTGAAAAAAGCATTCGCTTCTGATTTCGATGAAGAAAAAGCACAAGAAGTAGTTGATGGTATCTTAAAGAAATCTGATGGAGACTATGGTGCTGCTATAGGTATTCTTACAAGTTCATTAGGATAAAAAATAATAAAAAACTATGAAACACATTAAACTATTTGAAGAGTTCTTAAATGAAGGATCTTTTTATGACGGTATGAGTACCGAAGCCATTAAAATCTATGATAATATTAAATCATTAATAGATTTACACAAAGGCCCTATTAACAGTTATAAATCTTTAAATGATTATCTTAAAAAAGATAAAGAATTTAATACATTAGACCGTTCAGATAAATTAAAACTTGAAAGAGGTCTTAATTGGCAAATCACGTTTGCCGAAGAAATGGAAAGATAAAATTAATATGAATATCCAAACATCAGATAAAGAAGACGATAAAGAAATCGAAACATGTCAAACATGTATTGATGGAAAGTGTCAATGTTAAATAATATGAAAACAAAAATCCTTAATTTCAATCAATTTCTAACTGAAAAATATGAAGTTAGACTTAATGAATCCCTTTTGTTAGAAGGCGGCGCGGCCGGACATATGCTGCATCCTTTTGATAATAACAATTTAACATTTGCAGACTTTAAGGCTATGATTATTGGAGGACTTCAAGGCGAATTAAACTTCGAAGAAGAACCCACCGAAAAAACTGATGGAGCTAATGTTTTTGCGACAATACAGAATGGTGAAGTTAAATTTGCAAGAAATAAAACTGAACTAAAGGACCCAATGAGCCTTTCACAATTTCAAAGTAAATTCGAAGGACATCCCAGTAAATTAGTACAAGACACATTTCAATTCGCCGCTGCCGATCTATCATCATTATTAATTAAACTACCTGCTAAAACCCAAGAGGAATTGTTCCAGAATGGTCTGAACTTCATGAACATGGAGTTAATATATTCTCAAAATCCTAATGTAATTCACTATGATGTTGATGTAATTCAATTTCACGGCATTAAGAAGACTGATGGCTCTGGCAATATTATAGGAGATGATAATAGCGCAGCTAAAAGTGTTTCAGGAGTTCTTAAAAGTTTAAATGCTAATGTTGGTAAAGTATTTACCATAATTCCTCCACAAGTTATTCAATTACGAAAAGATGTTGATTTCGAAGCAAATCAGTCTAAATTTATAGGAAAACTAGAAGTTCTTAAGAACAGATATAAATTAACAGATGCTGATTCCGTTGGAAAATACCATGAAATGTGGTGGAGAGAACAAATTGAAACTCTATTTGGAGAATTTCCTCAAGATATTAAAGAAGGTCTATTACTTAGATGGGCATATGACGACAAGAAAACTTTAAATATAAGGTCACTTGATAAAACATTGACAAAGGAACAGGCAGGCGTAGTTAGTAGATTTGACAAGGAAGATGTTAAAAAGAAATTTAAAGAGAACATTAGACCCTTTGAGGATTTATTTTTAGAATTAGGAAGCGTTATATTAAAAAATGCAAGTAATTTTATTGCAGTTTCTCCCGATAAAGAAATGCAACGGCTACATGTTGAAATTAGAAAAGCAGCAGACAATATTAAAATAAACGGAGACCTTTCACAGATAGCAAAAGTTACAAGTGAACTTGAAAGAATTGAAAGAATTGGAGGTATTGAATCAATAATTCCAACAGAAGGTATCGTATTTTCATATAAAGGTCACATGTATAAGCTTACTGGAATTTTCGCTGCCGCAAATGCGTTAATGGGCATAATGCGATATGGAAGATAAAAAAACAAACAAAACAATGAAACATATTAAATTATTCGAAGAATTCGTAAATGAATCTTATAAGATAAACGATTTTCCAGAAGGATCTTTGATTACATTTAAAGATAAAGAAGTTTGGAGAGTTGTTAAAGCATGAATGAGAAGATCAAATGATAGAGTAGGATCTGATGAGATAACAATTAAGCCATATAATGACTTAGCTAAGGATAAAAATGTTAGCATGGTTATAGATGTTAATTTAGATTTTTTAAATGCTAACGTTAAAAAAATAGAACAATTATGAAAAACATACAAATATTCGAAGAGTTCATTAGTAGTCTTCATGAAAAGAGTGATATAACACCAGAGCGAATGTTACTATCAGTTTACGACGTCGTAAAACAACGAAAAGGCATTAAAGTAGGCAAAATAAATAACGATTCTTTTGATTTTTCGATAGACACTAAACAATACATTGGAGGTAATAATATTATACTAACAGATGTGATAGAAGGAGCAGTCGAATCCAGAGAAGGTAAAATTTTAATATCATTTTATAGTGTAAAAGTTAATCCGATTCAATATGATTTAATATACGATGGTGATACAACACTAACTAAAGACCATACTAGAGGTAAAGTAAATGACATCATTAGACAATTCGCATTAAAATTTAGAAAATAAAACACATAAAAGAAATGGCACTACTGAAACTTAGAGAATACTTCAATAATACCAATAGAGAAACATTCATCGACATGTTAACTAATAGGGTAATAGTAACTGAAAATGTTGCAGCTCCCTCATTTCTTGTGAGAAGAAAACAAGATGGATTCGAATACTTCAAATCTTCAAATTCTGAGAAGTTAAATATGGTAGATAGGACTATTATATCTTTATATGAAATTGCTATTAATTATATGCAAAGTTTGCCAACTAATACTAAAAGTGAAATGCCAGTTGATTGGAGATTTTGTTTTGAATATTTACCAGAGGTAGAGGCTTCTAAAATTAAATACGCAAAAACACCGAAGAATAATTTAATTTTAACACATATTCAACAAATAGGAGATGAAGACAAAATTAAGAAAACTATAAATGATCCTGTCATTTTAAATAAATGGGCCAAAATCTTAGATGTTCAAGCTCCAACCATATACTTCGATGGCTATTTGTCTAAATTGCAAAAAGATGGGTTAATTGAATTACTAACAATGAATGATAGAGAATTCAGCGAGAATTTCGATTATGACATAGAAGCTAAAGAGAAGACTAGTTTTACTAAAAAAATAGTAAAACTTTTTAATCCAAACGGTTATGCAACGTCATTAAATAATGATATAGAAAGTGAAATAGATGGGCTCATTGTGAACTTCATTAACGAAAAAACAATGAAGTCTTTTAAATTAGAAGATTTCTCTAGAAAATATGAAACAGATAACACATCTAGCCACACATATCAAATAGCAGTCACCGACTTTCTCGAATATTTAGCACAATATAACCTAGACAACATACAATTAAAAGATGAAAATGCCGATAGTAGATATATTGAACTAATGTCAGTTTTATTTAATGAATATGTTGACAAAAATTCTTCAAAATACATTGGAGTTAACTTTGAAAGTGCAGAATTCTCTTCTGCTAATTCATTTAAGTTAAATTCAAAGTATATCAATAATGAAAAAACATTAAAGTTTGTTTCCGATTCAATATTAGCTGAACTTTTTAAAATGATTTTAAGTTCATTTAGAAGGAAAAGAGCCAAAACATCAGATTTAATAGACAAAGACACTTTGATTCGAATGAATGAAATCATAGTTAAAATCAATGAAAAGATATTTGTAGAGAATACTGATGAAAATGCAATGTACGATTATAATAACTTTATGTTACATAACAAAATTAAAGCTTCAGTTTATTTAAACGAGGCTCTTAAGGTTAATCATACTGAACAAGGCAAAACTCCAGTTAATATGTTTGTAGGAAGATTTCAACCATTTACATTAGGACATGCTAAAGTATTAGAGGCTATTCATAAAGAAAACGGATTTCCTGTCGTAGTGTTTTTAGTTAAAGCTAAAGGACAAAAGAAAGGAGACGAATTTAGTAGACCTTATGATGAGAAAACACAGATTTCAATGTTCAATTCCGTTAAAAAACAATATCCATTTCTAAAAGAAATATTTGTAGTTCCAACAGGAGGTATCGATGTAATGTTCAATGAAATGAGACCTAAATATGAACCTGCATTATGGGGTACTGGAAGTGACAGAATGACAAGTTATGGTTATCAGGTTAACAATGACTCTTACAGAGACCAATTGAACGTAAGAACTGACTTCGGTCTTTTTGAAATTCCAAGGACTGACGATGACATCTCCGCAACTAATGTTAGAAATGCACTATTAGATGGTGACGAAAAAACGTTTAACGAGATGACTCCAAAAGCAGTGCACTCAATGTATAAAGAACTTAAATCAAAAATTGAAGCATCAATGGGAGTTGTTGTTGAAAGAGTTTCAGAAGATCTTATGACATTTAAACAGTTTTTAAACAAATATATATAAACAAAACAAAGTAAGAAATAATATGAACTTTATACAATTTATAAATGAATCGAAACTTTCAATAGAGGTTTCCGAAGGTACCGACTTGAATTTTACTTTAAAACCTGGAGTAATTTTAAACTTTAAAGACGGAGAAACGTGGAAAGTTACGAAGGTGATTGGAAACGCAAATAATCCAAGAGGAGTCATGGCTAATCCATACGGAGATACTAAAAAACAATACGTTTCAGTTGCAATTGAATTTACAATAGACCAATTGAAATCAGATCTACAGATTTCTGAATCTAATACCAATTCTGATGAATATGAGGAAACTCATGAATCTAAAGTTTCTGAAAGCAAAATAACTTTAAAAAGACAATACACAAATAACCATCCAGAAATTACAGTAGGTAAGGACGCTAGAGTTAGAAATAAAGTTATAGAGGCTATTAAAGATGGTAAAATATCACAAGACGAATTTGACAGTGTCATAAGAGAAATGTCAACAGATGCTAAAAGATGGATGAGAAGAAACTCTCAGTTCTTTAATGTGTCAGAAGATGGAATCTCTCTATCAAAGATAGGCAATAGGATATTAAAAAGTATCATGATTTCTGAAGCAAATAAGCAACCACAAATATGGGTTCCTGCTGGCTTCGAAAAGGAGATTTCAAAATATACAACCTCGCAAATTACAAGAGATATTGTGCTTAAAGCCGCTAAAAAATGGAACGTAGATTCCGAAGATGCAATACAATATTATGAATATGCGTGGGGAGTAAACTTAACAGAAAATAAAAATACAAAAACAATAAAAACAAAATTTATATTTGAAAGCTTTAAAGAATTCACAGAATCTTTAAACGAAGCATTTGGATCAGCTATATTAGCAGCTGTTTTAACAGGCAAAGGTACTAAAACCGACAAAGACTTAACTAAAGCATTTTATGGTAAAACTAAATTAGCGTTAGACAAAATACAAGATGAAGATATCATTGTTACTGATCCAATGACAGCGTATAAAGAGAAATCCGAAAATACTATTGTGTTCTATGTTTCAGATAATGAAAAGCCAAACCCATACGCGCCTTCTGATGCATTTCACTCCAATAAAACTATACCAGGTGGAGCTTATTTATTAGCACTTACAACAGGTGATAATAGTTTTTATGAAAACTCATGGAAAAAAGGCCTGATAACAACTGGAGATACTGGAGCAGACTCAGTAGGTATTAGTAAAAGATACAAAGGATGGGATGCAACCGGACTTTATAATGTTAAAAGAATTGCAGAAGTTGCTGATAGAGCAATCATAATTAATTTATCATTATTACAACAAAAGTATTCAACTGCAAACCTAAAAGCTGAAAGATCAGCTGCACAAGCAGGAGCAACTGCATTTCAATCTGATAAAGATTTTAAATCGGAGAACCTAGCAAGATACCATACTATTTTAGCTACAAACGCAGTATCATTGCCATTAGACAAAATGGTTGCAGATGCAATTGATGCATTAGCAGCACAAATTAAATCAGGATTAGCTTCTGGTGAGAAAACTAAATATGGCGAGCCAATGATTGGTACATCATCAAAGGGTAAAGAAGTTAAATTAAAAGATGCTTCTCAACACATGAACAACATATTAGATGATTATTCTAGATATGCTGATTACACTAAACAAGAAGCTGACGAAATTGCTACATATGGTAAAGCATCTAACTGGTATAGTGTATCTGCTAAAGATTATGCAAAAAGATGTGTAGATAATATCAAAAAGATTGAAGGTCTAACCTACGCTTGGTAATAAAACAAAAATAAAACAATTATGAAACACATTAAACTATTTGAACAATTTATAAACGAAAAAGCTTACAGACTGACCGGACAGTATGCTACTAAAGGTATTATAGGAAAAGTGATGCAAGCTTTTAAACTAGAAATAGGAAGAGTACAATTCGATGGAGATTCTGAAGCGACTTTAAAAGAAGTTAACAAAGAATGGAGAAAATTCTTTGGTAAAGCAACAGACATTATTATTAAAGAAGTTGCAAATAATGTCAAAGACCTTGAATCAGAAGTTGCATTTATTAGTGCAGATCTTTCAACTGACTGGATAAAAGATGTTATTAATAATATTAATAGTGAAGGTTCATCTGAATTATACATAACTCCCGGTGAATTTGTAATTAACATTGGTTTCATGGATGGCGCCGATGCTAACAGATACTCAAGAAGATTAGGTGGTATGACAAATAGACCTAGCGAAACTGGTTATAGTGAAGACATCTATGGTTCATTTGACATGTCTGTCGGAGATAATAATGTTGAAATCAGAGGAATGGAAAATATATCAATTGACGCAAGATAATGAACAACGCATCAATTTCACTCGATAGTATTGGAGGTATGGGAGCAACTATTTTACCTACGCCCATATCAATTGGTTCAGGAGATGTTCCAAAGGGTTCTGGCAATGTTAAAAAAGAACAAGAAAAACAAGAAGCTGAACGTAAAGAAATATTATATAAATTTAAGACCTTCGAAGAATTTGTTAATGAAGCGTCAAGTACGATTATAGACTATTTTAGTTCCAGAAATAAAATATTAGTGGGATTAAAAACTAATCTATTAACCAATCTAAAAGATAGATATGATTATCAAGAAGACGGTGACGAAATATACTTTTTCAATAAAGAGGATAGACACTTCTGTACTATGTTCGGAGTAGGCACCAGATATCAAGAACTTAAACATGATGGCACTATTGATGAATATGGATGGCCAAAGAAACAATAAATACTTGATACTTATTGAAACTTAAATAAAACTCTTATTATAATTATAATAAGAGTTTCTTATTTATACACAAAACCAATATGCATAAAATATACAAACCAAATAATTTCAAAGAGTGGTCAGAAACAGCATGCAATAAGATCATAAGAACTATAAGTTCATGTATAACCTTGGAACAACTAGATAACTCTAAGAGAATGATAGACAATTTTGTTGTAATTTCTGCAATTGAAGATGACATTGAAACTGATGAACTCGAGAGTATTGTATCACTAATATGGCTTAGACATAAATTGCAATTTCACATAATAGACATGAAAATATAAATAAAATACAAGTCACACAACCATATGTTTTAATTTTTTGAAACATAAATAAATTATTTAGTATAATTATTAAATCAAACTCAATTATCATGCAATTCATTGAAGCGTTACAAACCGAAGATATAGTTACAGAGAATGGAATGGCAACAAATTCATCGTCATTGAACCCATGTGTTGATCTATTCTTTAGTATTGGAGCAATGAGAGGCCAAGACAAAGAACGATTAATTTCTACTTTTTCCAAGGCTTTCAATGAAGACACAAAGAGAGCAATGAAAATATTGTTTTGGGCACGCGATATTAGAGGTGGAGCAGGCGAACGGCTTATTTTTAAAGATATTTTAGAATATCTAGCTGAAAATCACGATCTCGTCTTAAAACCAAATCTTAAATATATTACAGAATATGGTAGATGGGACGATTTACTTATATTATTCGGTACATTATTGGAAAACGATGCGCTTGCTTTAATTAAAGAAGCGTTAGATAATAATTCAATGCTTGCTGGAAAATGGATGCCAAGAAAGGGTAAAAATGCTGAAAAATTAAGAACCTTCCTAAAATTATCGCCAAAACAGTACCGTAAATTACTTGTTAATTTAACAAACGTTGTTGAGACTAAAATGTGTGCTAAAGAATGGGACTCTATAGAGTTCGGCAAATTGCCTTCAGGTGCAAGCGCCAGATATCAAAAAGCATTCGGCAGAAATGCATATAAAAGTTACTCAGCATACATTGAATCCCTTATTAAAGGTGAAGCGACCATTAATGCTGGTGCCGTCTATCCTTATGATGTTACTAAGTCTTTAGGATTTGGTAATGCTAAGGTTGCAAACGAACAATGGAAAGCACTTCCAAATTATATGGAAGGTTGCACAGAAATGATACTTCCAGTTGTCGATGTTTCAGGTTCAATGAGTTCACCAGCAGGTAACAATAAAAATGTAACATGTATGGATGTCGCAATTTCATTAGGTCTTTATATTTCTGAAAGAAACGAAGGTAAATTCAAAGATGCATTTATTACATTCGCACAAAAACCAAAACTTCAAATCCTAAAAGGGTCGTTAAGTGATAGATTTTTACAAATGAGTTCATCTGATTGGGGAATGTCAACAAATCTAGAGGCAGTATTTAATCTAATCTTAGATCAGGCAACTAATCATAATTTACCTCAAGCAGAAATGCCAGCTAAGATTTTAATCCTATCAGATATGGAATTTAATGAAGCAACTAAAGGTAGTAGAGGTTGGGTTAGAAATGAACTTCGAAGATCAGACGGAGAATGGAATCCTACTGCACAAATGATGATTGAAGAAATGTATAAAGATGCAGGTTATAAAATGCCTCAGATCGTTTATTGGAACATTCAATCTAGAAATGGTGGAGTTCCAGTTTCATTCGACACACCAGGAACAGCATTGGTTTCAGGATTCTCGCCATCGATTATGAAAAGTATATTAGGTGGGGTAATTGAATCTCCACTGCAAATGATGGATAAGACTATAATGAGTGAGAGATATGAAAAAATAAATTAAAAGAAATAGAATAGGGTTATTTGCAGCAAACAATAACAAAGCAATTATATAGCAATTACGATTATAACCCGGAGGATGAGTACAGCAAACAATAAAAACTAAACTATGATGCAACATTATAATGTTGCAGAGTGAAGATCACCACTAAAATGGATCAAACGTCACCCCACCCCAAATATGCAGTGAGTAATGATGCATCTAATAGATGCTAATGAAAACATAAGCAAAAGACGAAAAAACTGGGTTACTACGCCGGTAGGAAAAACACGAAAAACCATCCCGTAAAACCTGTTAGAAATAGCAGGTTTTTTTATGTTAATTTTTCGTTTTAAATTTGAAACATAAATAAAATATTTCGTATAAATTTTAAATAATGTAACATGAATATATTACAAGAAGCTGATAAAATTATTAATGAACGTTCAGAAGAAAAATCACGACAATATGGAGATTTTTCAGAAGGCATGCGCAGAGCCGCACAAATTGCAAGTGGAATGACCGGAAACACGTTTACTGGTAGTGACATGTATGCCGCAATGATTGCATTAAAATTAAGTAGACATTCTTATAATTATAAGCAAGATAATTTATTAGACGCTGTAGCTTATTTAGGTGCATTAGACAATTATATTGAAGCGTTCGGTTATAAAGAAACTGAAAAATAAATCTAAAAATGAAAATATTATTTACAGGATGTACTGCAAAACAAACGGATGATGATGCATGGAAACGTGCTAGAGTAAAAAGAATTGACGACAGCTCGATTATATGTGATTCCCTGAGAAAACAGGGATATTTAGTGGATAGACGCAAAGTAAAATGGGGAGATGACCTTTCTGAATATGGTCTTGCGATTATAGGCCTAGGCCAATTTGGTTCTAATAATTACTCAGGTGAAATCTTTAATATAATGTATGCTTTAAAGAGCGTTAAGAACGTTATCGTTTTTCACGAGGATTGGAAAATTGATGGAACTATGAAATCATGGAGAGGAATGTTAGAACAAGAATGTTTTAATAAATCAATTTCAAAAAAATGGAGCAATGGCAATTATTTTTATGGAGGAGTTGACAATCCAATGTTTGACCCAATTGCGGCAATGGATGTTATCAGAGATATAGTAGAAGGTAAATTTGATAATGCATTAATTCCAGCGTTTGATTGGGGCGATAAAGAGAAAATTAGGGACATTATAAAGGTTAAAAATATCTATAATGTAGATTTAACTCCATATGTTCTTGAGAATTGGAATATTAAGTTAGATATAATTCCACAAATAAAGGAAAGAAAACATATGTTGGCATCTATAGTCGATCATAGTCCATGGGTTCGTAGAAATAAATTAAAATGGCCAGTAGATTACTTTGGTGCAAAAAGTATTAAATCTGCTAAATTGTTAGCAACTGAAACTGAAGTGTTTGAAACGTGCGGAAAATACTGGGGGATTCTATGTCCAGAATATCCACATGCAGGTTCAGGCTGGTTTAGAATTAGATGGATTTATGCAGCAATTCAGAAGTCCATACTGTTGTCTTCACCTAAAGATCTAGAGGCACTCGGGTTGACCCAGAAGAACATAGAAGTATTAAGTGATAATGAATTACAAGAATATGCTGAAACCCAGTCAAGGACCATATTATCGTATATGTGGACTAAAGAAGAATTCGATAATAGAATTAATAACATGGTGTCTAAAGTTGGCACAGACTTAACTAGAAACATTGAAGCATATGTTGCTCCAATAAAAATTAGACAAAACTTTTTATTTTAAAAATTAAATGAAACATATATAAAAAATTATGGCAAACATCGATAACTCATGTAAAAATCTAGAGGTAAAAGATTTATATTCAAATAGAATTGAGGAAAACAATAATGACACATTAGGGGACATACTAAATCTTCAAGCAGAAACACAAAAAAATGTGTATGGTTATGATTTCGAAAATATGTCTCTAAGAGAAGTTATGAATTTTTGGCATCTCAATACCCATGCCCTGATCGACGAAATTCATGAGGCGTCGGATGCGCTCGGAGGTATTAAAGACGGATCGGGAAACTCCATCTGGAAAAAATGGAAAAGTGCACATTCAACATATGATACTATAAAATTCAGTGATCTTTCAGATAACGACCAAATCGAATGTAAATTTGAAATAATAGATATGCTTCACTTTTTCATGAACTACGCTGCTTCTATTGGAATGACTTCAAAGGAGATGTATAATATGTATATGTCGAAAAATATAGAGAATCGAGCACGACAAACTAAAGGATATTAGAATAAAAATAAAGTACTAACATATAAATCATACACTGATTGATACTTGATATAGAACAAAGAGAAAAAGAAAAAGACGTAATTATATCGTACTATGATAATAAAGGAGACGTTGCATATAAACAATATCCTATTGATAAATTCCAAAACTGGTTTGTCTGCGACGATAAAGATAAAGCAGCAAGTCCGGTATATAAAAATTGGGATGGTCGATCAGTCAAGCTAGTAACAGGACTGAAATTTAATAAGTTTTCGACATTATATTTTCTAGATGGACTATCTGAAAAAGATAAAAATGATCTCAATGCACATAATATGCCAAAAACATATTTTGTCGATATTGAAACGGAAATAGTAGATGGCTTCCCAAAGGCCGAAGAAGCTAAAAGCCGAATTTTATCATTTTCAATAATTACGCCTGATCGTAAAGCAATAGTGCTTGGCCTTGAACCAATGAATCCCGCTGAAATTCAAAAAATTGAAGATGATACAAATGCATACTTCAAAGAATTCGACATTGATTGGGAATTTAAGTATCATACATTCAAATCAGAGTATGATATGGTATACACTTTCTTAATGAAATTCATGCCTAAGTTTCCAATGATGACTGGATGGAACTTTATCAAATACGACTGGCAATATATTACAAATCGCTGCAAAAGATTACAAATTGACATTAAAGAAATAGGAATGACAAAGGCTGTCGATTTCAATGGAGAACGTCCATTGCATATTGGCATCTTAGATTACATGCAATTATATGACAAATACGATAGAACAGTAAAGGTTAAAGAGTCAAATTCACTAGATTATGTGTCAAGTCAAGTTCTTAAACTTAGTAAAATTAAATACTCTGGTTCATTACAGGACTTATACAGAGATAACTTTGTTAAATACATATATTATAATGTAGTCGACTCCATACTAGTATACTATATTGATAAAAAGTTAAAATCAATGGAAGTACTTTTAACTCTTGCTAATATAACGAATATGCCATTGTATAAGGCAAGTTCACCTGTTGCAGTAACTGAATCGCTTATGGCCAGAACGCTAGCAAAACAAGGTATGCGAATTGGCATTGAAGATAAAAAAAATGTTAATAGGGATGGACAGTATGTAGGAGCATATGTAAAAGAACCAATATTAGGGTATTATGAAGGCGTAAGCGCTTTTGACTTTGCATCCCTATACCCTTCAATCATGCGACAATTTAATATATCACCAGATGCCTTTATCGAAAAGATTAAAAAGGTAGAAATAGAAGAACGTAGAAAAAACAAGGATATTATAGTATGTGACAATGGTGTCGTTTATAGGAATGGAGATTCTATTCTAAGAACTATATTAGGTGATTTATATGCCAAACGTAAAGTGTACAAGAAAACTTCGTACGAATATTTTACAAAAGCAGAGAGTTTAAAAAAGAGGCTGCAATAAAAACAAAATACATAATTAAAATATTAACACAAAAATGAACAAAAATATATTTGATAAGCGTGTAAATATCTTACCATACGAATATCCACAACTTTTAGCATATAAAGATGCAATCAGACATTCATACTGGATTCATACTGAATTCAATTTTACAACTGATATAGATGATTTTAAAACAAAAATTACAAAAGCTGAACGTGAAGCAATAAAAAGATTGATGTTGGCAATTGCTCAAATTGAAGTTAACGTAAAAACATTTTGGGCTGATATGTACAAGAGAATGCCAATTACAGAAATAGGAGATGTTGGAATGACATTTGCTGAGTCAGAAGTAAGACACAAAGATGCATATGCACATTTACTTCGAATACTAGGGCTCGAGAGAGAATTTAAAAATGTAGTTGAAATTCCTGCAATTAAAGATAGAATTGCATATTTATCAAAATATCTAGATGGCACCAGAAGCAAGGATAATAAAATGTATACTAAATCTGTACTTTTATTTTCACTATTCATAGAGCATGTTAGTTTATTTAGTCAATTTTTAATTATGATGTCGTTTAACAAGGAGAAAAACCTCTTCAAAGGTATTTCAAATGTAGTTGAAGCGACAAGCAAGGAGGAAGAAATCCACGGAAATTTCGGTTCAGAATTAATTAACATTATTAAGAAAGAAAATCCAGAATGGTTTGATGCAGAATTCGAAGAACTAATAGATTCAGCATGTAAAAAGGCGTATGCATCTGAGGTTAAAATACTTGATTGGATTTTTGAAAAAGGAGAATTAGATTTTTTATCTAAAGATACAATTAAACAATTTATCCAAAACAGATTTAATAATTCATTAGGAAGAATTGGAATGAAGCCAGTATTTGATGTAGATTTTAATGAAATCGAAAAAACATTATGGTTTGACATTGAAATTCTATCAACAAAGGAGGGAGACTTTTTCTACAAAAAAAGTATCGATTATTTTAAGAAATCAAAGTCAATTACTGAAGATGATTTGTTCTAATTAATGTTCTTTTTTGATAAAAAAAGTCATGTGATTGAGATATATAAACTATAAAAATATAGCAATCACATGAATTGGAAAGTCATTTATAAGAACTTAATAGATAAAGCAATACTAGAAAATAGAATTAGAAGTACTGAAATATACTATGAAAATCATCATATTATTCCAAAACACATGGGTGGTGATAATTTAGAAGATAATTTAGTACTTTTAACCTTCAAGGAACACATACTCGCCCATTATTTATTATGGAGAATTTACGGATGTGAAGGAGATAAATTAATGTATTCTCTTAGAAATCTTCAAACAGAAGAAGCCCAAAGACTAAGAGTTAAATTAGCAGTCGCGGCTAACCGAAATGGTGGTAAAGGATTTAGACTATGGGACGGTGATAAAAATCCAATGAAAAACCCCGAGAAAGTTAAACGAATGATTAAAACAAAAAAGGAAAAATACAATGGCCATGTAATTTCTGATGCAGCAATGGAAAAATGGAAAAATGGAGTTACTAATCATCTACGTGAAATGGCAAAAGATCCAGGAATCCAAGCAAAACGTTCTAAAACTATAAAGGAAATTAATGCAACATTAACTCCTGTTGAATTCGCGTTAAAATATAATAATGCAGGAGAGAACAATGGGAATTATGGATGGATTAAAGGATTTTATGAAGTAATTAGTCCAGATGGAAATATTACAAAATACGAAAGTCAAGAGTCTATTATAGATGAGTTAAATATATCTCAATCGTTTTTAGTTAGAAATAGAAATAAAGGAGTATGTTACACAAAACCAAAAAAAAATGCAGGTAAATGGAATGGTTGGACATTTAATTATTTTAAATTACCATGTCCAACCACTGGTAAAATACAAAAAGAACACAAATCACATAAAATTCTAGAAAAAAACAAAACAAAATGAATTACGAGAAAAATTACTGGCTTAATGAAGATAGTCGAACATTCCTCTCTCGAGGATATATTAAAGAATCTCCTGAACAACGAATTAAGGATGTATCTAATAACGCAGAAAAGATACTAAAAATTGATGGATTTGCAAAAAAGTTTGAAGAGTATATGAACTTAGGTTTTTACAGCCTATCAACTCCAGTTTGGATTAATTTTGGTAAAGACAAAGGTCTTCCAGTTAGTTGTTATGGAAGTAATGTAGACGATAACTTAGATAGTATATTAAATGCAAGTAGAGAAATAGGAATGATGTCAAAATATGGAGGAGGAACTTCAGCTTTTTTAGGAAACATTAGAGAAAGAGGAGCTCCAATTTCCACAGGAGGAACAGCAGACGGACCTGTGCATTATGCTAGAATGTATGATACAACTGTCGATGTATGTAAACAATCAGAGGCAAGAAGAGGTGCATGTGCAGTATGGCTACCAATCGAACATAAAGATATTTTAGAATTTTTAGACATCGGAACTGATGGAAATCCTATTCAAAACTTACAATATGGAGTTACAGTAACAGATGCATGGATTTTAGAAATGAAAGAAGGTGACGCTGATAAGCGCAAGATATGGGCAAAGGTTATTCAAAGACGTAACGAGTTTGGTTTTCCTTACATTATGTTTAAGGATAACAGTAATAACAATTCTCCTTATAAGGAATTAGGCCTTGACATTACTGCCTCAAACCTTTGTAGTGAGATTCAGCTTCCAACTGATTCTTTTAATTCGTTTGTATGTTGTTTAGGTTCTATTAATCTTTTACATTGGGATGAGATTAAAAAAACAGATGCCATCGAAACATATGTATTGTTCTTAAACGCAGTTATGGATGAATTTATTAAGAAGTCATTTAATATGCCAGGTATGTCAAGAGCACATCGATTTGCTGAACAACATAGAGCGTTAGGCCTAGGAGTTCTTGGTTATCATTCACTATTTCAATCAAAATTAATAACGTTTGACTCTTTGCAATCAAAGGCATTAAACCATGAAATATTTTCAACTTTAAAAGAAAGAAGTGATGCAGCATCACGTTGGCTACATGATGAAAAGGGTTATAGATCACTAAGAGATGGATATGCAAATACAACATTAGTTGCAATCGCACCGACAAAAAGCAGTTCATTTATTTTAGGTCAAGTTTCAATGGGAATAGAGCCAATTAAATCTAATTATTTTATTAAAGATTTAGCAAAGTCGAAAACAGTATATAAAAATCCATTTCTAACTAATGAATTAATCAAGTATAACTTAAATACACCATATGTATGGGAAGGAATTCTTAAAAGAGATGGAAGTGTTCAGCACTTGGACTTTCCAACAAAGGAAGTTTTTAAATCTTTTGTTGAAATTACACCAAAAGAAATAGTTTTACAAGCAGCACAGAGACAGAAATTTATAGATCAGTCACAATCATTAAATTTAATGATTCATCCTAGTGTTCCAGCAAAGGACATTAATAAATTGTATTTATATGCGCATGAAGAGGGAATCAAAACACTTTACTACCAATTTAGTCAAGGTTCAGCTCAATCATTTGCTAGAGATATTTTAGATTGTGCAAGTTGTGAAGCGTAAAGAAACGGCAACTTGAAATATAGTTGCATTTTAGGACCGGGTTAGTTCACGGAAAGTAAAGCAGGGAATTCGCTACTCCCTGCTTTTTTATGTAAAAAAATTGATATATAAATAAAAAACAAAAACAATTATGAAATTCATTAAATTATTTGAACAATTCCGAAATGATTTAATCATATCAGAATCACTAATACTAGAAGCGGAAGAAAAGGATTGGTTACGGATGGCAGATTTATATCTTAATGATAAATCTGGAGAAAAGGTAGCAAACTCTATAAAAGACAAGAAAAAGGCTATTAGTCGATATGTAACTGGTTTAAAAATTGCAGGTGATAATTTTCCGGAAGAAGAAAAATATGTATATAGAACTTCATTCGAATATTTTTATTATACAGCTAAGTCATTAGGAGCAACTTACGATGAAGTTAAATTAGAATTTGATAAATTAGGTGACATTCCTGAAAATATACTTACAAAAATTAGCATTTTTGCTGCGAAGAGTTTTGGTAACTGGATTACAGGTGATTTTGCTAAAGCAGCATATAAAGCAGGTTTCGATATGAAATTTGATAAGGGCGGCCGCGCAATGACATATGAAGGTAAAGACGCTATGTCTAGAAACGGTGCTAAATGGACAATTGGATATACTGCCTCCATTGTGATTAAACACAAAGATAAACCCGATAGTAATATTGAACTTAAATTTGACGCAATCACAGACGAGGGTGTAGATAATAACACAATCAAATATGTATTATTCTCTATGCCGAATGGCTTTAGCAAGTTAGACACTCAGAGAATTTACTCTAAAACTGAGTTTATTCGTGGAATTGTGTCAGGATTACAAGAATTAGAGATATCATAAACATATAAAGAAAAAAATTATGAAATACAAATCAGATTACGCAAACTAAAATGAAATACATTAAATTATGAAATACATTAAATTATTTGAACAATTCGTAAATGAATCAGAGTGGAAGGATAAATCAACTGATGCTTTAAAAACATCTAATGTTTTTTTAGTAAAAACAGTTAATAAGCTTTTTAATGGATTGCAAAAATCAGGAAAAGAACAAAGACAAAGCGATTTAAAAGAAGACCAATATGTAGATAATCAAATGACAGAATTAACTGCCATTATACAGAAGGCAATGGGATCTAAATTTAGCGTAGAAAATAAACCTACGAATTCAGATCTAAGGTCTTCAAATGATGCAATTGTAGTAAGTATCGCAGGGTTCGAGGCATTTGTTTTTAGTTATCAATCATATCAAACAACTGGATGGATGACCGTTTATAATCCACCTAGGCCAGGTGATTCGTTTGCTGCTACTCCAACATATATTATAACAGAAGGCAATTGGGAAGCAATTAAAAAAATATTTAGCACTTCTAATTTAACAGGCATGATTGCTAAACATGGCAATTTAATCGTCAATTATAATAATGATGCAGAGTTACGAGCAACCGCAGTAATTGACGCTAAAAATATTAAAACTAAAGAAGCTTTAGTTCTGCTTCAAACATTAGGTGTAGATACTAACACTTTATTAAATCCACTAAAAATAAATAATTTTTCAGATGACAAAAATGGTAGTAATATATTAGATCGTAAATTTTATTCAAAATTAAATTTGACAATGTTACTTGATTTAGCGTATGACATTAAGAGTATGTCAGGTATTATTAATCAACAGACAATAGATTCAATAAGAACCTCGAATGGTGCAAGCATCAGGGCAACCGCAAATGGATATGTTTTACGTAGCCGGGAATATACATATCGTTTTGAATATAATAAGGAGTATGGATACTGGGAAGGTGGATATGAAAATCAAAAATATCCTGAATCTAGTAGTGTTCCAATGAATGCCTTTGAATTTTTAGTGTTAGTGGGACAAGCCATTAAATAAACCCTCTCCATGTGATAGTATCAAGGGACCGACTCATTTAGTTTAACTTAAACCTGCTGGTAATAGCAGGTTTTTTTATGTGAAACAAAGTGATATTTGTGTTTATAATATTTAAATAATTAACATGAAAATTGAAAATTAAAAATAAAGTAATTCAAGCTTTTAGATATTTACCATAAAGAGATGATGTAAAGTATATATGAATATTTTACGCAAGTATATGATTTAAAAATAGGTTACCATAAAATAAATTAGTAAAAATAATGACACATACTGTTTTAGATATTAGGACAAGGTTTCAAAACGCAATGAATGAATCCGATATTAAAAAGTCTCAAACCCAATGGCATAAATTATCACATGACGCATATTACGCGTCATTTCCTAAAGAAAATCAAGGTAGATGGATTACGCCTGCTTCAAAGAATCCAACTGAAATAATTAGAGCATACTTTGGAACAATTAACCCGGAGGGTGAAATTCAAAAATTCCTAGAGATTAATGGAGTAAAGTCCGACTATTATTCAGGCACATTAGATGCCGCTAGTATATCCGGATCTTTTGATTCTTGGGGTATTACATTGACACGTGACGTTAATTGGTTTGGTAAAAAATTGTCAGCCGGGATAACGTATTATATCGTTAACGCCAGAAAGGTAAGTAAAGACAATGTCGTTGCAGTTATTGGCGACAAGGATACAACTCCTACGAATATGAAGTTAGAAGATATAAGATTTAAGACTATAGGGCATATAATGGATGCTGCTAGCAATGCCATTAGAACTGTAGTATTTAATAAAGATTACATTGACTTTATGCAGGAATTAGTAGACGCCGTAGGTGGATATTCAATATCGAATAAATTTACAACTGCATTGGATATGGCATCATCCAGTACTCCTTATAATATTACACATGATTTTTCTAAATATGATGGCGTAATTGATTCGGTTTCCATAAATAATATTAAAAAAGATTTTGGAGAAGTTTTAGGTGGTATTTTAATGTTCGGTCTAATCAAACAGACAGGGGAAGGTTTAGTATTTCCAAAAGGTTCTAACGAAGCAGTCATGGATTTTGAATTTGATAACTTAAAGATTTCTTCTAAATCCGATAAAGGTGGAAACGCATCCGCTTCGGGGTACTTAGAGTTAATAAATAATGCATTTAAAGAAAACAAAGCATGGATTTTTGGTAACGAAGAGAAGGATTTTATTGATAACTGCAGTAATGTTATATTAGCTGATGGTAGTGAACCAAAAAATACAAATTACTATAAACGAGGAAAGGGTTCTGGAACATTCAGCAATACAGTAAAGTTATGTAATATGCATTTAGGTACGGATAGTGCGTGGTATTATTGGGCATCAGCTACTGGAATAAGTATACACAGTTTAAATAGAGATGCAATCATTCAATCATTTGTTGATTTAAAAAAGCAAGGATCTGTTCATTCTACATTAAATACATATATAAATAAAGCTGGAGGTTTTAGAGATAATAGCAGCGGTAGTAGTGCCGCGGCTAAAATGACCGCAGAATTGGTAAAGGCTAAAAACGAAGACGAAATAGTTACAGTTCTTGATAAAATACTTAAAATAGACGAAGGACAAATGTACGACGTATTAGTTGGTATTATTTTATATCCTAGCTCTAAAAACGTAGTTGATATATTAAATCAAAAATACAGTACTACATTATCTGATTTAATTAATAAAGCTCTTTCTGCTAAGCAACTTTATTTAAAATTAAATATTAAAAAAGGAAGCATTGATTTTGAAATGAAATCAATGTCAGTTTCTAATTTTGAAATAACAGGATTAAATGGAGCTTCTTCATGGATGACAAAAGGTCTTGGCATTAAAATGGTAAAATAATAAAGATACATAAACAAAATTATGAAACACATTAAATTCTCAAAGTGTAGATTAACTTTAAATTAGATTGTCGTATGCTTATAAAGGGAAAGATGATACTGATGCCACTATTACTAAATCAGAAAAAAGATGCGAAGGGTCTCTCGCTGAAATAAAAATATGTAAATAAACCCTCTCCATGTGATAGTATCGATGGACCGACTCATTGAGTTTAACTTAAACCTGTTAGTAATAGCAGGTTTTTTTATGTGAAACAAAACGCTAACTATGTTTATAATACTTAATAATATTATTTATAAATAGACAACATGAAAATTAGCATTGAAAAAGTAGACCAAAATAATTTTATTGGTTTTGTAAATAGACTTAAAGTAATTGATTCGTTCATTTATTTTAAAATTAAAAATGGAGTAGTTCAAGCGTCCGCATATCTTCCACAAAGAGATGCAGTAAAGCATCACAGAATCCCTGTAGGAAATGTATTCCAAATTGAAGAAGGAACAATCAACTCAACAAAGGAATTGAAAATTGCATTCTTTGACGCAGGTCGTTTGATCGAAGCGTTTAAACAATTTGAATTTGGAAATATACAAGCAGAAATTGAATTCGTAGAAAACGAAGAGGATTTTGTAGCAACTGAATTCCGTATCTTTAACAATGAGTTAGAAATTACATTATCATGTTCTGAACCATCATTAGGGTATAAGGATCTTACAGACTCACAAATTGCGTCAATATTCAATCTCGATTCAGCAAACTATGTCTTTGACATGGATGCATCTGTTTCAAATAAAATTCGTTCTCTCTTCGGATTAGACAAAGAAGAAACATTCACAATATCCGCAAACACTGATGGTGTAAGAATAAAAGGTAAAACTTATAATTACCTAGTTACTAATACATATAGCGGAAGCAATCCTACAAGCGTAATTCTATTCAAAAAATATTTAAACCTTTTAGACAAAGAAGACTATGTAGCGAATGTGATGGACAATCGAGTTGTTTTCAGATCAAAAGACTCAGAAACGTTATTGACAATAGCAACATGTCAAACCCCTGAATAATGTATGACAATAAATGAATTAATAGTCAAGCCAGAGGATGAGCTAACTCAAATTGAGATAAAAACATTGGTTAAACATTATACTGAAGCATCTGCTCAATATACTGCAAATGAGCAAGCAGTTAAAGTAATGCTTAACTCTATATATGGTGCCTTTGGAAATAAATACTTTCACTTTTTTAATATAGACATTGCAGAATCAATCACAATGCAGGGTCAATCTGCAATTCTATATTCAGAAAAAATACTTAATAGGTATTTTCATGAATTTTGGCAAAAAGACAAAGCAGTGCACGAGCGCTTCAATATATCAGTTAAGAACAAATTAGTAAGACCCTCAGTTGTCTATATTGACACGGACAGCGTTGCTGGAGATACTAAAATAAGGTTAGACGATGGCAGAATTATTACAATAGAACAATTGTATAATGAAGGTGTTGAATCAATGGGAAGTACTGCAAGTGGACATGATTCTGTTTCTATTAAAAATGATGTATTAAATTGGTCAGAGGGTAATGATTTATATTATGCTAAAGTTAAGCGTGTAATTAGGCATAAAGTAAATAAATCTAAGTGGAAATTAAAAACAAAAAGTGGTAAAGAAATTATTGTAACAAATGACCACTCTATGATTGTTTTTAGGGATGGACAAAAGATAGAAGTTAAACCATCTGAAATATTGAAAACCGATAAAGTACTTACGATACATGAATACGTTACATATGAAATAGAAGAAATCGATAGCATCGAAAATATCGGTGAATTTAATGACGAGCATGTGTATGATATAGAAGTAGATGATTATACACATACATTTATTGGTAATGATATATTAGTTCATAATTCAGCATATGTTCAATTTGAGGAAATGTATGAATCTATTAATTGGTTAAGTGAACCCATGCCAATCGATAAATTCATAATGGAGATGTACATATTCAGACTTAAGGAATATATCTTTAAATGTATGGAGAAATATGCTGCAAATACCAACACTGATAATTTCCTTATGTTTGAACTAGAAACCATAGCATACTCTGGAATTTGGATGGCAAAGAAGAATTATTTACAAAACATTGCATGGGAAGATAGGCTAGGAGTTAATGAAAGGTACCCCTCGTTAAACAAAATCAAAACAGTTGGGTTTACAACAATACAAGGGTCAGCCCCCACAATAGCAAGAAAACATCTAACTGAGGCAATTAGATTAATTCTTTCAGAAAAACCAACAGCGTCACTATTAAAAAGATTAGTAGATTATTTAAAACAATGTAAAAAGGAATTTCAATTAGCTAATATTGACGATATATGTTTTAATAAGAGAACCAATAATATTGGAAAATATATAATCGACGATAATGCCGAATTGCAATATGCTTTAAAATGTCCTTCAAATGTTAAGGCCGCTGGCTTTTATAACCTTTTAATGAATCAAAATCCAAAGTATAAAAACAAATATAAAATGATAGTCGACGGTGAAAAATTAAAATTATATCATTGTAAGCATCAAGCATGTGAACAATTTGCATATTATCAAGGTAATCATCCATATGAAATAGCACCACCAGTTGACTATGAACTACAATTTGAAAAGAGTGTAATTGACCCATTGAATAGAGTTCTTTCTGCAGTTGGATTACATAATTTAAACAGAAATTTAATATATTCAACCTCATTATTTTAATTATGAAAAATGCACTAGAACAAAAAATTAAAGAATTAGTCAAGTTATATCCAAATGATATGGAACTTGGAAGACATGTAAGGAAATTTATAAATGAAAACTCAGAAAATAATAAAAACTAATGGAAGGAATTGATATTAATAACATTACACCAGAACAAAACAAATTCATTATTAATTACAAGAGAATTAATAGTAGATTAGAATCTCTAACAAGGGATATGAATCTTATACAACTAGAAACAAAAGAGTTAATATCAGAACTTGAAGAATTAAGAAAACAAGAAATTAAAACATTTAAAAATGGCAACAACAAAACATAAATTTACATTTGACGACTTAAACGCTGAATTAGCATCTCTCAATCCACTAGGTTCAGTTATGGATAAATCAGACTTCTCTGAAGTTACAGAGTGGATTCACACTGGAAACTATCACTTAAATGCATGTTTATCAGGAACCTTATTTGGAGGATGGCCTAACAATAGGTCCTGTAGCATTGTTGGTGAATCTGGTACAGGAAAGAGCTTTTTAGCGCTAAACTCAGTCAGAGAGGCTCAAAATATGGGATATTATATAATATATTATGACTCTGAAGCAGCTATCGATAAAGATCAAATGATTAAATTTGGAATTGATATAACAAAGGTGAATTATCAACCAGTCAATACAGTACAAGAGTTCAGAACTTCAATAACTGCTATAACTCAAAAAATGCAAGCGGTTAAACGAAAAGGAGGAGAGATTCCAAAGATTATGATTGTTCTTGATTCTGCAGGAAATCTAGCAACTGCAAAAGAAGTTGAAGATGCCGCTACCGGAAGCGAGAAAACCGATATGACTCGTGCTAAAATATTAAAGTCAATATTTAGAATCATAATGACACCACTCGCTGATTTAAAAATTCCGTTCATATTCACGAACCACTCATATGCGTCTCTCGACTTTTTTTCGAAACAGACAGCATCGGGAGGGACAGGTCCGGCGTACGCGGCGTCAATTGTTCTCATGTTAACAAAAGCACAATTAAAGGACGGAGATCAAAAGGTTGGAATTGTAGTAACTGCAAAACCTGAGAAGAATCGTTTTGCAAAACCACATCCTGTTAAGTTTCATCTAGATTTTACTAAAGGTATGAATCCATATGTTGGATTGGAACAGTACGCAACATGGGAAATATGCGGTATTACACGAGGAACTATAGAGAAGAAAGTAAAAACGCCTAGAGCAACTGCTAGGGGTTGGATTTGTAAACATTTAGACGATGTTGTTTCAAACACAGAATTCTTCACCGAAAAAGTATTCACCAGGGAGGTAATGGAACTTATAGACGCACACATTAAACCTTTATTTAACTATAACACTTCATCTGAAAATATAGACCATGAAATTGGTGAACTTTTAAATGAAGTGTTAAAAAAAGATGACGAATAATATGGAAGTAAATCTAAATCTAATAGATGAAGATAAATTACCGATAAAATATATTCTAGGAATCCAGTCTGAACTTGAAAATTTCCCGGATGCATTCGACATTATACATATATATGTAGTTGAAACTATAAATAGGCCATCAAGACCAATGTATAATTTCACAAAACCATCGTTAATTAAGTATCATACTAATGGTAATGCTGCTAGTATTACAAACGTTGAAAAGGGGTTGGCACATGCTATTCAACTTGGATTAATAGAACAAACTAGGTTCGAAGAAGGTAAAGAGGCATACACCATATTGATTAATCCATTTCAATAAGACACAGTGTTCAACTTTCCTTACTGTTCACTATCAATGAACATCCAGATATAATAAAACTGAAACTTAGTCTAACAATACCTTATAATTTATAAAAAATAAATGAAATTCGGACAAGATTTTGAAAAAATATTCTTTAAGTTATCTTTGGCAAAACCAAAGTACTTAGAAAAAATACATAAAGGCTTTTATACTTCAGATGAAATAGACACGATGCACTTTTTGGCAACGAAGTTCTATGAGAAATTCCATGAGGCTCCAAAGTCCGATCAAATGAGAGTTCTTTTGCAAAGTCCTAAATTTAAAGGAAAAGTAGAAGATGGAATTATCGAACTAGTCTACAGTACTGATCTATCCCAATATGACGAAGAGTGGTTAATTTCAACCGCAGAATCCTGGATTAAATGGAGAACGTTCGATTCAACATTAATAGACACGATTGAATATATTAAAACAACAGAAGTCAATCCCGAAAATGTTGATTCTATTATCTCTAAAGTTAAATGCCTAATTAATGATAGAAACTCCATTGTATTTAATTCTGATATAGGATTAGATTTCTTCAACCCGGAAGACCACCACCAAGAAGGCCGCGAAAGATTTTCAACAGGATATAATTTCTTAGATAAATTACTAACAGGTGGATTTGACAGAGATGGGATGTTGATTGTCTATGTTGGAGAATCTGGAATTGGAAAGTCGATTTTTCTTGCAAATGATGCGGCAAATTTTGTTAAAATGGGAGTAAATACAGCAGTAATTACTGCTGAAATGTCATCTCATAAATTTCTTAAGAGAATAGGATCTAATCTTTTGACAATTTCAATGAATGAATATGACATTAAGGCTAAAAATAAAGATTTAATCAAAAGGAAGATTGAAAGTGTAGGGGATGGTTTAACACCACCTGGAAATCTTTTCATAAAACAATTCCCAACATCTCAGGCGACAGTTCCCGACATTGAATCATATTTAAAACAAATTGAAGAAGAGCGTAAAATAAAACTAGGAGTGGTTGTTATTGACTATATCAATATATTATCAAATTATAGAAACCCAAACTCAGAAAATACATACATGAAAATTAAGCAAATTGCTGAGGATTTAAGAGCAATGGGAGTAAGGAACAATTGGCTAATCTTGACAGCTACTCAGATCAATAGAAATAATTTTAATTCAAGCGACATTGGAATTGGCGATGTCGCCGAATCGTCTGGGCTTTTACATACAACTGATCTAATGCTCGGAATTATTCAAGATGATATAATGAGAGCTTCAAATGAATATTGGCTTAAAGTACTAAAAATTAGAGATGGAGAAGGTAAAGGGGTAAAATGTAGATTGGACATAAATTATCAATACATGCGAATAACAGAAACCGATGATGTTACGAATTCAAACATACATAACCTATAAACATGAGAACACAAAGAGATAAAATATTCGACAATAAATTTGGAGACAGTGAGTTTGAATTTAATCCAACATTTTCATTTGAAATTGCACCAAGTTTTTTAGATAACCGAGACGAGGAAGACAAAATTGAAACACAAATTATTGTTTCAAAAATACATGAACTTATTGAATCTTCTAGATTCAAATGCTTTAATGAAATCAATGAATTCAATGAGACCATCAAATTAAAGAAAAATGAGATAAATGACATATATGAATATATTTATGGTGAGTTGAAACCAAAACACTCAATCATAGATGTATTTTCTGAATTATGTGAATACTTCAATGTCAATCCAACAAAATTTTATCAATCGCTTGGAAACAAGTTTAAAGAAGAGTTAATAGAGACGTTGGATAAAAAAACAAATATATTAAAGAAAAAAAACATAGGTAGATTATTCTAAGTTATGATTGATAAAGAGATATTAACCAAAAATGTTAAAAGAATTTGGATTCTAGGTGATATGCACCTAGGCGTTCGTTCTAGTTCTTTGGAATGGCTAGAAACACAAAAGGATTTTTACGACAATCAATTTATTCCAACACTTCTGGAAAATTATGAAGATGGAGATATTTTAGTTCAAGTCGGAGATGCCTTTGATAATAGACAGAGTCTTAACATTAGAGTGCTTCACTATGCAATTGATCTTTTTGAAAGACTTGGTCAAATTTTACCTACCCATATTATCTGTGGTAATCACGATATATGGGCAAAGAAGAGTAATGATGTAAGTTCAATTGATGTGTTGAAATGGATTCCAAATGTGAGTATATACAAAGAACCTCAAACATTCAACTGGGGTGGGAGAGAGGTTCTATTAATGCCATGGAGAAGAGATGTTGAACATGAAATTGAAACATTAGATTTATATCCAAATGCAGAGATCATTTTTTGCCATTCCGAAGTAAGAGGTATTAAATTAAACAAAAAGGTTGAAAACCATCATGGAACTGATGCATCAACATATGACAGATTTACTGCAGTTTATTCAGGACATATACATTATAGACAAAGAAAAGGCCAGTTGCGAATGGTTGGTACCCCCTATGAATTAACACGATCCGACATGGATAATACTAAAGGATTCGACCTGGTTAATCTAGAAGACATGCAAGAAACTTTCTTTGAAAATACAATATCTCCAAAGTTTGTAAGGTTCTATATCACTAATCTATATAACGTCCCTCTAGGGGAATTTAAAAAAGCAATTAGAAATAATTATGTAGACCTTTATATTCCTTCAAATATAGCAACAACATCTGCTCTCTCTAGACTTATTAATAAGGTACAGGAAATAAGTAGAAAAATAGATCCCAATATATATGAGCATGACTCATTTTTAGATGTAGAATCATATGACATTGCTCAAATTGAGGAGCTATATAAAAATTATAACATTTTAGATTTATGTGACATGTTTGTCGACAATACAAAACATAGTGCAGACATTAAGTTACAGATAAAAGATAGACTTAAGAAACTACATGACTTTTATGCGTACAACAATCAAATAGTTTAAGTATGAAAATACGAAGTATAGAACTAAAGAACTTTGCATCTTATGGAAATCAAATTCAAAAGATAGAATTTGAAGACGATGTATACGAGCTTTTACATGTGTCTGGCCAAAATGGAAATGGAAAGTCGACGATTGCCACTGCAATAATATTTGCGTTATATGGTAAGATAGATGGTGTTAAACTATCAGATCTTCCAAATAGAATCAATAAAGAACTCTGGGTTAGAATTAAAATACAATGTAAGAATACCATGGTAGTTATTGAACGTGGACTTTCTCCCGGAATATTTAAAGTCACATTAAACGGTATCGAATTCGATAAAGCCGGAAAGAAATCAGTACAAGATTATATTGAAGAGGAAATATATGGAATTCCATACCATGTTTTCAAAAATATTATAATACTATCAGTCAATGACTTTAAGTCATTTTTGACAATGGGTAACAGTGACAAACGACAAATCATCGACAGGATGTTTGGATTCTCCATTCTAAATGAAATGCAGAACGCCATAAAAGAAGAAAGAAAGATACTAAAAACAGAGGTTGATTCATTTTCAAGAGACCTTATACAAATTAACGAAAGCATAAAATCAGTCAGAGAAAAACTTGATATATTAATGACTGAAAGCAAAGCAAAGGACAAGAAGAAGATTAAAGAGCTTATATCATCTTTGGTAAAATTCGATGATGATAAAAATAAACTAGAAGAAGCTCAAACTAAAATAGCCGAAGGAATTAAAAAGTTAACAAGCAGTCTACAAACAAAACAGACGAAGGAGTCAGAACTTAGGTTTAACATAAATGATCTTCAAAAGAAATTAGATTTATATGAAGGCAATATATGTCCAACTTGTGAAAGCGAATTATGTGGAGAATTTCATATTACGAGAAAGGTTGAGTTGGAAAATGAATTAAATGTTATCCCTGTAAAGCTAGAAGAAATTTCATCAAAAGTCATATCAATAAGAGATTCGATCACAGACCTAAGATCTAAAGATAGAGTGGTTTTAGATAGAGTATCCGCACTAAACGTAAATATTAGAAACTTTAAAAATGAGTTATTATTGATAAAAGAATCAATAAAGGGTACAACTGATTTTTCACACTTGGAACAGATAATTGATGATTTTAAAATAACAGAGTTTGAGAAGGGAAATTCTAGAGATTCTAAGAATATTGATTATGCATTCTTAGAGATGGTTGAAGATGTTCTTGGAGAAGATGGAGTTAAAAATCTGGCGATTAAAACGATTTTACCTGGACTTAATGCAAACATTGCATTAATGACTCAGACCATGCACCTTCACTTTCATCTTAGATTTGACGAGAAATTCAATTGCATCATAAATCATCTAGGAGAAGAGATAAATCCAATGACTTTATCTACTGGTGAAAGAAAGAAAGCAGACTTTATTATAATCATAGCAATTATAAAGATTTTAAAATTAAGATTTCCACAATTGAATTTGTTATTTTTAGATGAGTTATTAAGTTCAGTTGATCCAGATGGAATTCATAACATTTTAAATATATTAAGTCAGGTTATCAAGGACATAAAAATAAATGCAATCGTGATTAATCATACCCCTTTACCTAGAGAATTATTTGATAAAGAGATTAATATATTCAGAGAGAATGGTTTCTCTAAATTTACTATAACTTCCACTGAATAAAAAAGAATATATAAAAATATGAGTGTATACAACCAAAAATTTAATTCCGATGATAGTGTAATTAGGCATATAATCATAGGACTATTAGCAGATTTGAACACTAAGTTATATTTCCATCGACAGCTAAGTAATAATGAGAGAATCACAATCGATGTTCCATTTTACTATTCTATATCAGGTGACGACCAGTTTTTGAGAGATCAGTTTTTATTCTCAACTGCATCAGGCCCAGATTGTACTCCAGACAGAGCGTTTGCTGATGGCAATTATGACAAAATTCCTAGAGGAGTTGTTAATTTAACATCATTAGCAATTGACTCAGGCAAATTGGTGAATAAACGCACACTTGGCAATTATACCAAAATGAATATGGAAGGATCAATGGAAGGATATGTTGCAGAATTTGATTTGATTCCAGTGAATATTAGTTTTGAAGTTGAGATATTAGTATCTTCAACGTTAGATGCATTTAAAGTAACAGAAGGAATCATCAAGAGGATGTATAAGTCTAACTATTTTAATGTGGAGGTTGGACACTTGAACGAAGGTACATATAGAATAGCGTCATATTATACTTTACCCGAAGATTACGATATTCAAAGACCTATTGGATTTACATATGAAGACAAGGACCAATATAAAGTAACATTTCCAATTGAAGTCAGTACGTTTATACCGTCATTCAATTGGGGCAATGAAGAAAGTTTTGGAATGAATAGGATATCGACTGAAATGCATGTTGGAAACCGTATGTTTGAAATTGAGTCTAACGTAATCAATAAAAATTCTGGAGAAATGAATGAACGCATTATTGATTCCACCGATATTGATAACAGATAAAAATAAATAAGATATATAATAATAAAATAAAAACAATATATGAAAACTAATATTCTTGCACCATTTGTTAAATTAGAAGAATCTTTTCAGTTCTATGTGGGCGGTAGACTTTTCGAAATAAATAACACTGAAATTAAAGAGGTTGAAGCCACTAACAATTCCACCTTAATGAATGCGATTAATGCATTCGAATCTTTTGAATTCTCAGCTGATTCCATTAGATGGTTTCATGGACCAAGCAGATTTATTTACAATTTAACTGAAGGCATTTTCCAACATAACAATTCTGAAATCATAGGAAATTCATTTTCAAACCATGTAATGGCGGCAGGTATGATTAGATATGCTGAAAAACCAAAAGCAGAATTGTTCGAATCTTTACCTACTATTTTAGAAAATTTCATGACTCTTGATTTTGCCGCAACATTTGAAGGAAACAACATAACTATAAATCTTTTCAAATTAAATGAAGATGTATATGTTGCTCGTTTAAATAAATCAAATAGAATTTCTAAGTTTTTCAAAGCACACAACGCAAATGAAGCCCTTGAATATGTTACTAAAGAAACTGGAGAATCTGCACTTTCTTTCTTAAAAGAAATGCTTGAAGGGCAATCTGCAGAATTAGCGATTAAAGAAGAAAAACTCGAAACATATGAATCAATGACTGCTTTCTTAAAAGATCAAAAGGGTTTATTAGCAACAGCAGATAGAAATGACATATGCATTAAAGAAGCTGAATCATTAATCAACTTGGAAATTAAATTATGGGAAGACAAGATTACTGCATTGTCAGTATAAATCTTTATACTTTAAAACAAAAAGGGACATATGTCCCTTTTTGTTGTTTATTTAGAATATGAAACAAAGTAAACAGGGAGTGTATAATATTATAAATTAAATAAAATAAGGTGGCTAAAAGTAAAAATTATCTAAACAATAAAGATTTCCATACTGCAATGTCTGAGTCTAAAGATCTAGATAAGTTAACACCAATCGCAGAGAAGATGTTAATATTGATAGCAGAACGAGCAATAAATAAAATGTACTATGTTAATAGAGACGATAGGGCCGACTGTCTTCAATTCGCAATACTAGATCTTTTAAAGTATTGGAGAAATTTTAACCCAGTATACCCTAATGCATTCGCATACTTCACTGAAATTGCAAAGAGAGGATATGCTAAAGGATGGAATAAAATACATCCAGTTAAATATAAAGGTACAATATCAATGAGTAACCATACTGGATATGACGACAACAACGGAGGAATTTATTCAATATAATGTCGATAAAAAACCTCAAACCAACGAAGAAATCTAGATTCCATCAGGGTTATTACAATCCAAAGAATCCCGAAAAATATATAGGGATATTCCCTATCATTTATAGGAGTTCATGGGAATATAGGTTCATGATTTGGTGTGATACTAACGATAAAGTTCTTATATGGTCAAGTGAACCAGTTAAGATTAAATATTGGTCTAGAGATGGAAACAAACAGAGAACATATCACCCTGATTTTTATTTTAAAATTTTAAAGCAAGATGATACGACTCAGGAATTTCTTGCTGAAATAAAACCAAAAAACCAAATTCAAAAACCGAATCCACCATCAAAAATGTCTAAAAAGGCATTGGAGTCTTATAAGTTTCTAGCAGAACAATATGTTAAGAATATCGACAAATACAATGCTGCAAAGGAATATGCAGTAAATAGAAGTTGGAAATTTATAGTTCTAACGGAAGACACTATCATACATGGGTTACGTTAAACAACAGATAGCAATATTAGCTAAAGAGCATAATGGAAAAATTAATGCATCAAGGTTCTCTGAGAATTGGTTCAATGAGGCTATACGCTCTAAATCTATTAAAGAAGCACAAAGCACTCCAAAACGATTTGAACCAGGAAAGATATATGTTTTTGAATATTTTCCAAAATACAAAAACGAATTGCCATGGTTTGATAAAAACCCAGTGGTATTGGCAATAGAGCAAGTGGGCAACAATGATTTTGGAGTTAACTTAAATTTACTTCCGGTTCCAGTAAAAGAAAAGCTACTAGATGATATTTATTCTAGGCTTCAATCTGCAATTGAAGGTACTGTAAAAAAACAAGTTAACCCATTGAAACAAAGACCTTTAAAAATTTCATATGAAGGTATGAAGGCGTATCTAGAGAAGTTTGGATGCGATTTTGCACTTAGACAATATATTCCTTCAAGAAAAAAAGGACAAGCTGTTGTAAGTTACTCAAAGTGGCCGGAGATTGCATTATGTAACTTTATTCAATTAGAAGGAACTAATTTAATGGATATTAGAAATGAATTTAAAGAATACTTTAGAAAAGAAGATATATAACAAAACTAAATAATATAATATGGCCGGATTTGTCGAACGAAATGGACCTTTGAGCAAAGTACCGTTCAATTTAAGTAATACACTGAAGAAATTATCATCTTTCGGAATGTATTACGACGATCTTGTATTAAGGCAATCACAAGCAATTGGACCACTAGAAGATCAATTTGGGTATGGGATGATGAACCCAACGGGGCTTGATAGCGATGACATGTATGGAGCATTTGCAGCTCTTTCAATGGCAGACACTACAATGCGCAAAAATATTCCATTCTTTGACCAGCAGTATAAGGGTAAAAGAGATGAACTTAGGGCTTTTGCACAACATGATGAAATTGAAGATATTTTAGATATTCTATGCGATGAAGCAATTGTATATGATAATAAAAACTTTATAGCTAATCCTGAAATTATAGGTATGGAAGTATCTGATGATGTACTGAAATATTTGAACAAAGCATATAGGGACATATATCAATATTTTGGTTTCACTGCAGACCAATCTGCATGGTATTTTTTTAGAAAATGGTTAATTGATGGTTATCTATCATTTGAAATTATTTACAACCCTGAAATGTCAGAAGTTATAGGATTTAAAGAAATTGATCCTATAACATTAGTACCAGCGTATAATCATGAGGACGGTAAAAAAGTATGGATTCAGTTTAAAGACAATCCAGTCAAAGAGAGAAAATTATACGACTCTCAGATTGTATATATTGCATGGTCATCGATTACTACAGCATCTAGAGTTTCATATCTTGAAAGACTAGTACGAGCATTTAACTTAATGAGAATAATGGAGCATACCAGAGTCATCTGGGCCGTTACAAATTCTTCTTACAGAATGAAATTTATTATACCAGTTGGTGGTAAATCTAAAACTAGAGCAAAACAATCTTTGGCACAATTAATGAATAACTACAAAGAAGTTGTAGATTTTGATTGGGACAGTGCATCTCTGACAACCAATGGAAAACCAATGTTACAATTTAATAAGGAATATTGGTTGCCTAGTAAGGACGGGGAACAACCTGAGATTGAAACATTAGGAGGAGAGGGACCCGAAATAAGTGATACTGAATCATTAAAGTATTTTTCAGACAAACTTAAAGGTGTATCTAAAATACCATTCAATAGATTCATGTATGAAGATGGTGGAGGTGACTTCAATCTGGCAGCCGATGGAATGATTAGAGACGAAATTAAATTTGCAAAGTTTATAAACCGGATTAGAAGCTCATTTCAAGAAATATTGGTTAAACCCTTATGGATTCAAATGTGTTTAAAATTCCCAGAATTTAAAGAAGATGCAGGATTCAGAACTCAAATAGCGCTTAGATTTAATGAAGATAATATGTTCTCCGAATTAAAGACAATGGAAATAATGGAAAAGAGACTTGGCTTTATATCTAGCATGAAAGACTCTTTAGTGAAAACAGACCCAGTAACAATGGAAGAAACACCATTCTTCGATATGGAGTTTCTTGTTGATAGATACCTTAAAATGTCTCCAGATGATAAAGCAGCAAATGAGGCATATAAAGCAAGAAATAATGCAAAGGCTGCTGAAGAACCAGAGCCTGAAGACCCATTTGCAATGTAATAAAAACAAAATAATATAAAATGAAAATAATTAAAACATTCGAGGAATTTACATATTCACTTCAAGAAGATGCAATCGATGCAGGAGAAGATTCCAAAGTAGTTATCGACGACGTCAAATTAGACTCAGGAGAAGAAATTAAATCTACAGAAATCCTAGGAACTATACTATCTTCTAAGAGCGAGAAGGAATTTAAAGAATATTTTTATGATACATATGGAAATGGAGCATTTACTGATGAGGAGTTGTTCACACTTTTAAAGTTTTATAATGATTACCAAGAAGAGCAAGCTCTAGCTGATAAAGAAAAAGAGAAGGAAGAAAAAGATGGAGAAGAAGAAGATCCTCTTGCAGGACTATAATTTTCAAAATCCTCTAGAAAAACATGATATATAATTAAAATTATAAAATAAAATATGACTGAGTTATTAATACTAGAAAGATCATCTACGGAATTATCATTCAAGCAGGAAGGTGGAGTTTATATTCTTGAAGGTATATTTGGAGAAATAGACAAGAAAAATAAGAATAACAGAATCTACACTGAATCTGAGTATGTACCACAAATTGAAGCGCTTCAAGCAAAAATTAAATCATCAAAACTTCTAGGTGAATTAGATCACCCTGTGACATTTGATGTTTCTTTGAAAAATGTTTCTCATATTATTGAAGAACTTACATATGACAAAGATACAAAACAAGTTAAAGGCCGCATTAGATTATTAGATACTGATGCAGGAAGACAGGCAAAAGCTCTTGTTGATGCTGGAGTTCCTTTACAAATTTCAAGTAGAGCAGCTGGAGCAGTTGAATCTAATGGAGAAGTAAAAATCAAACAATTATTTACTTATGATTTAGTTGCTGACCCTGGATTCGAAAATGCTGAATTGAAAAGAGTTAATGAAGAGTATGGATTCCTTAATGAAGGAAATGACTTATTTATTTACGAGATAAATAATAAAACAATAAAACAAACAATAGAAAATATAAACGAAACACAAATGGTAGAGTCTAAATTTATTACTACTGAGGATTTTAATAAATACTCTAAGTATCTTACCGAAGAAATCAAATCAATTAAAAATGGTATGAGTCTTTTAACAGAAGCTGAGTCTTCAAATTCTCAAATACAAACACTTAAGGAATACACTGATTATCTAGCTAATAAATTAGAAGATGCAATCAAATATTCTGAAAATATTGCAGAGAACTTGGACAATAGTATTCAATATCAAGAAAGCAATGCTATTAAATTAAATCAAAGCATTGAATACTCTGAACATATTGCAACTAAATTTGATCAAGGTGTTCAATATTCAGAGCATATTGCTGAAAGCGTAGATGCTATCAAAAATTACACAAATTATTTAGCTGAATCTTATAATGAAGGAACGACTTCATATAGCAATCTAATTAAATATACTGAATATTTAAGAGATAACTTAGAGAAAGTTACTGAATATGCAGAATATGTTGCAGAAACCGTTAACACTAACTTATTGTTAGAAGATGGAGAAGAGGCTGGACTTCCTGCAGAAAACATTGAAGTTGTTTCAACTGATGTTACTGAACCTACAGTTGATGCTGATGGTAATGTAATAGATGGAACACCTGAAGAAAAAGATTTAAAACTTAAAGGTGAAGGTGATGCTGCTGGAGAAGAAATCAAAGAAGATTCTTTAGATGCTTACAAAAATTCAATTACTTCTAAGTTAGAGGCTATCATTGAAAGAGCAAACCTTAAAAAATCAGAAATGCCTACGTTCTTTAAATTTATTAATGAATCAAAAATAAATGAATTTAATGCGCTATCTGATGTAGATAAATCTAAAGTGATATTAGCAGTTGAAGGAAGAGGTTATTTAACAGAAGGACAAATCTTCGCATTATGGAATAGCTCATTATCTGGTGCAGTTACGGCGTCAGCAACTCCAAATGTAATTGCTTTAATGCCAGTAGAATACCAAGTTACTTGGTCTAAATTATCAGAAGCTAAGAAACATTCTATAATGGCTCAATCTAAAATGGCTAAAACTGACACTGCATATCAAGTTGCAAACTTTTGGCAAACAAGAGACCTTAGAGAAGTTGTTCAATTAATAGAAAAAATAGATGTTGTTAATGAAGGAGCTAAAGTCGAAGAGGTCAAAACTCTTGGATATGATGTTACTGGTATTGCTGCTGAAATTGCAAAAAGATTCAAAAAATAAAAAGATATATAAATAAATTCGATCATCAGTTAAGAAGCAAAAAACTGAATTTATATCGAAACTCGTACAAATACGAAAAAGCATAAAAATAAAAATAAAAAAATTAAATGAATTTAATCAATGAAGCAGAAATAAGAGCAACATGGTCTCCTATTATCGAATCTGCTACTGGAATCAATGATTCTGTAAAATTAGCTTGGATGTCACAATACTGCCATAACCACAAGCTTTATGAAGATGCTTCTTTCATGTCTTTAGGGACTGCTGGAAATATTTTTGGTATGGGTGCTACTGCTTTACCTTCTGGTATTGGAGCAGGTGGCGTTTCTACTGTAAACGGTTCAGGAGATAAGTCTCCTTCACTATTACCTTTGGCAATGCAAGTTGCTGCACAAACTATCGGTCTAGATTTAGTACCTGTAGTTCCTATGGCTGGTCCAATGGGATTACTATCTTATTTAGACTTCGTATATGAAGGTGGTAAGGTAGCTGGAACAACTACTCCAACTTACGTTAAAGGTTCTGAGGCACTTTTAGGTACTTCTGATATTGATGCCGTAGAAGATCGTAATGGTGATTACGTATTCATCGGATCATCAAGAATTGATGGTAAATCAATTTTTAAAGTTGGAACTATTGATGCAGCAAACACAAATATTGCAGCTGACTTAGAAGAATTTGCAGCAGGTGCTGGTGTAACTGTAGAATTAGTTAAAGCATTAGAAGATCACGTTAAAGGATTCGCTGCTGCTGACAATGATGGTAACCCATTCTCAAGAGAAGCTGGAGAACAAACTTATGATAAAATCATGGGTCTTTCTTTATTCTCTAAAACAGTTTCAGCTGAAACTTTCCAAGTTGCTGCTGCTGTAACAAGAGAACAAGTTCAAGATTTAAAACAATTCGGAGTTGACGCTATTGCACAAGCTGAAGCAGTTTTAACTAATGAATTATCTCAAGGTATTAACCAATACGTCTTAGGTAGAATCAGAACTTTAGGTACTGATAACATAACCGCTGCTTTCACATTAAACGGTTTTGACTTAACATTACCTGCTGCTAGTGCTTTAGGTGGTGGTGGTGAAACTTTACCATCAATCCATAGAAGAATCTTATCACAAATTCTTGCGGCTGCTAACTTAATCGCTAACAGAGGTAGAAGAGGTGCTGGTAACTTCGCAGTATGTGGACCACAAACTGCAACAGTTTTACAATCAATCTCTGGATTTGTTGCAAACCCAATGGCTAATACTTTCGCACAAGCTGCTGGAGCAATTTACCCATTAGGTTCTGTTGCTGGAATTAATATCTATACTGATCCAACAATGGATTGGGGAGATTATTCTATCGCAGTTGGTAGAAAAGGTGACGGTAACGGACCTGGTATTGTATTTATGCCGTACTTAATGGCTGAATCAGTGCAAACTATAGCTGAAGGAACTATGGCTCCAAAGATTGCCGTAAAGAGCCGTTTTGCATTAGTTGATGCTGGTTTCCACCCAGAAACACAGTATGTTACTTTTAAAGTTAAAGGTGGAGGTTGGACTAACTTATTAACACTAGCTTAATATTTAAGACTTAGAATAAATATTTTATAATATTAAAGGGAACTAATTAGTTCCCTTTTTTTATGTGATATATACTTAAATATATCAAATGAAATTATAAATATGAAAAGAATAATGTTATTCGAAGAGTTCATAAACGAACTTGAATTTAAAGATGCTAATGCATTTAAAGTATATGCTAAAGATAAAAAAATTGGAAAGAATACCAAAGTAACTATCGCCGGCAAAACCTTTAAGGGATCGGATTTAATGAAAGATGATGAAAAAGAAGACCTTAAAGATCCTAATGATATCAAAGAAAAAGAATTTATAGCATATCATACTTCAGGAACTGCTCTTGATAGTTTCAAGTCTGGCCCAATGTGGTTTACTAAAGTTCTTAAATATGCAAAGGCATATCATTCGAACGCAATTGAAGAGGGTAGAGACGCTCATACATATCAAATAAAAATTAAAGGTAACTTTTTATCAGTATCAGAGGCAGATGCATGGGCAAATGAGGCAGGAATCGACCATGAAGAGACTGTTACTGAATTAACATCGCAACCAGATTCAAAAGCCATTATGAAATTAATTAAACCATATTCTAAAATTTGTGATGGATTTGACCATTGGGATTATGATCCAATTGATTGGGGCGACGCTGAATCTACTCTTGTATTTGACGCATCTAAGTCCGCAACTATATTAAAAGAAATGAAATTTTAACCATGAAAACATTTAACGATTTTATAAACGAATCCGACTTTTTACAAAAAAGATTTGATTTGAACACAAAGTCAAATGACAATTTTGAAAAAAGAAAAGAACTTAGGAATAAGATAAATGACTTGAATCAAAAGGCAGAAGACCCAAAGGATGTCATTACTGCTAGAATTGCAACTCTTAAACTTTCTTTATTAGATTTGGATAATGCAAAGATAAGAATAAATAAAGAAATACTAGATTTAAGTAAAAAAATAAGTAATCTATAATAATAAATAACAAAAAACATGAAAAACACAAAAACATTTGAAGTATGGTATGCTTCAATTAAAGAAGCAGAATCAACAATGTCCTCAGATGTCGATACTATCATGACATCATTAGAAACTCTCGCTAGAGAATTAGCTGAAGAGTTATCAAGTCCTGAATTTGATGATTTAAACGAAATTGAATCGAAAGGCAATACTAAGGTTTGGCAGTGGATTTGGTGGATGCCAAAGGCTAGAAAAGCACAGGCTAAAGTTAATAAAATCAAATTAAATATAACTGATATGGCATCTGCCGCGGCAGATGCAAAAAACACAGATCAGCAAGAGGTTCTTGATAAAAAAGTAACTAATGCAAAAAACGATGTTAAAGATTTACAAAAAATGGTTGATGATAAATTCAGTGTTAAGGGTAAATTAGTCCAAAGAGCTTTGCATAATGAAAAAATCATCGGACAAATCGCAGCTATTAAAAGAGCAACTGGGCTTGAAGATGACCCTGAGAAAATAGCAACATACAAAGATAAAATGGCTGAACTTCAGCAAAAATACAAAGATGACTTAGAGGCTATCGAAGAATTAGAGCCATCTAAAGCAGATATAAAAGCCGAAAAGGATAGAAAAACAAAAGAAGATAATGATAAAAAGATTGCAAAAGACAAACAGGATGCACTAGACGCACAAGAAAATGAAACTCCTGAACAAAAGGCAGAAAGAGAAAAGACCGAGAAAATAGAAGCGGCTCAAATAACAATAGATGCCACCAAAAAAATACATGATGATATTCCATCAGATGATGAATCTAAAAAAGCTGATAAATTAAAGGCTAAAATTGAATTCCACAAGGCTCAGCTTACAAAAGCAAATCTAGAAGATGATGAGGAAGCTAAAACAGGGTTTACTCAAGAAATTGCTGACGCAACAAAAGAATTGAAAGATCTTGATCCTCCAGCACCAACAGAGGATGAGTTAGCGACCGCTCAAACTGCTATAAATGACACAAGGGCAAAATATGAAGATCCAGCTTTAGATGGTGAAGATAAAAAAAATGATAAAATTAAAGCTAATATCAATTATCTTAAGGCTCAGCTTGTAATGGCTACTTTAAAAAATAATACTGACGATAAAACATCATTAACCGGAGAAATTGAAACTGAAACTGCTAAACTAACACCAGAACCAACACCAGAACCAACACCAGAACCAACACCAGTTAGTGACTCTCTAGTCATTAGAGCAACTGCCGCTGGTTTAAATGAATTGGCAACCGAAATAGAGTCCAAATTTGATTGGCAAGTAACTGAAGGTACTGTTTTATATTCTAAATATAATGAAATGATCAGACTTTCAGAACATAACATTACTCTAAACGAGTCAAGATACCAAAACTTAAGTATTAAAGATAGATTCGCTAGATTAATGTAATTTAGAGTTCTTACGTGCTAATTTCATAAACTCCTCTTGTTGATTCAATAGGAGTTTTTTTATG